GTTGTTCCATCACTAGGAAATTTTTTAAGCCTTAGTACACCTTTTTCAGATTCTTTTTGTTTAACTAGATTCTTTAATTCATCCTTGTGTAATGATAAGCTATTAAGTTCGTAACCTGACCAACAAGCCAAATGCTTTCTTTGAATAACCTTTGCGGCATCTTCAAAAAATATTTGCAACACATTGTAACCTAAGTTCTTGGCTGTATTTGCTATCTTGGTAATCATTGTAGTTTTACCAACACCAAATGGTGCTAATATAATCGCAAGTTCGCCTTTTGATAACCCACCATCCATGATTTCATCTAAACCCTTTATACCAGTCGGTATTGGCTTTCTGAAGTCATCTAATAGTACGGACTCAATATTTTCTAGAACATTTATGCCATTATCTTTAAGGTCACCATGTTCTAATGCTTTTTTTAATAACTCTTCACACTCATCGTATCTAGCATCATCACCAACTTCAATAATACTGCTAATTTGCTTGATTGATTTTTTTAATTCTTGTGTTTTGCAAAACTTCATTGCTTTTTCTTGAACACCAAGAGTATCATTTAGGCTAACGTCTTTTATTCTCTTTAACTCCGCAAGCGCCCATTTTTTATCAATTTCATTAGTTATAACATCTAGTAGTCTGTATTCTAGACTACCGATATCTATTATAATGTTATGTTTTGCATAGGCCTCCTTTATTGTTGAAACAATAAGTTTTAGCGCATTACCCTCAAAATAGTTTGCATCAATTATTTCAATTATTGATTCGGCAAATCTGTTGTCAACAAGAAGTTGTGCGATTAGTCTAAGTTGAAAATCATCCCCTAGATACCCAAAACCTTCTCTATTTATTTTTGCCATTTAATATTAACTTTTTTTGAAAACTTGTGATTTTTATAAATATATTAAAGTTGCACATCGGCATACTTTGTTGTGTATTTTTTTTGACTTAACGTGTCCTTGATATCAGATATGATGTTGGGTATTAATTCTTTAATATCTACTTGATACCTTACTTGTGGCGGAAAATTATTTCCAGAAAACGTGCTCTGTGCAATAGGGTTTTTGTCCACTCTAATCTCAAAATCAAAAATATCTTCTTTTTCAAAAATGTTTTTATATGGTTCTTCTTTTGAGGGCGCATATGGATTGTAAAATTTGTATAGATACTCACGCGATTTCTTTTTTAAATGGTTAGGAATCATACCCATAGCACCAAAATCGTCATTGCTCATACCTACGATTCTGTCCATCAACTCTTTTAAATCTAATGATTTTGTTGAATTTTCATTATAGTCTCTGATACTAAAATATCTTTGACAAATAATGTGCTTGTTGATGTACAACAAGAATTCAAATCTCTGTTCTTCAATTTTTTTGTTCATAATGTTTGTTTTTTTAATTTGTTTGTTTAATCTCTCGTTCAATTAATTGTTTAAATGGTATTAAATAGTCAGCATATCTATAAGAACCTATTGTTTTTTCTAACCCATCAACCTTCATTTGTTTTAAGACATTTTTAAGACCCCTATCATCCATATTAAACTCACCATCAATTAGTTCGTTTAATTGTTCAATAGCCTCATTGGTTATTAACGGGTTATTTAAATCAACCAAAGCAGTATTTATTTCGTAAAGTTTATCACCCTGTACACCATCAGTAATGCCATTGATAATATTATCTAACGATTTTAATGGTTTTTGTTTGGAATTTAATCTTTCTTCCTGTAAAGATTTTGCTGATTCGATTAAGAAATCTAATGTAACTTTCTTGGTTTTGATATCGGGAAATAAAGCTATTAGCGTTGCTTCTTTTACACCCTTCACACCTTTGATAGTATCGCTATTATCACCAGTAATAATCTTTATTAGTGCAGAATTTTCGTGGTAATGATTAAAATGGTTTGAGTAGTTGTTGGTATCAACGTATGTTTTTAAATCACAAAAATATATTCTAACCCTTTCAGATATCAACTGACACATATCTCTATCAGTGGTACAGATAGTTATGAATTCATTTTCACCCCTATTTAAACAATAATAACCGATAAAATCATCACTCTCAACAAATTCATGTTGTGTTTGTCTAATACAAAGTTCTTCCAAATAATCCCGTATCATATTTTTCTGTTTGATTTCGGATTCATCGGGTTCAGTACCTTCGATATAATTTTTACCACGACCACTTTTATATGGTTCGTATATGTTATACCTTAGTTTACCACTAAACTTGCCATCCCAAAAAACATAAACTCTATGATATAGATTTTCACCTAATAGCTTACGCAATATAGTTAAAAACTGATATAACCCACCTATGTGTTCTCCACGATGGTTATATTCACTCTTGGCTCCGTGAAAACCAAATTTAAATAAGGCATTCCCGTCAACCAAGAGTGTATTTATAACTTTAATTCGTTCACCATTTTTTGGTGGTCTTTTGTTCAAAACTTAATTGTTAATGAGTGAAAAAATGTTTTAATCGCCTGTTTCAACACTACCTGAAATTAATTCAGTCTCAATGACAAAGTCGTCATATTCTGTGTTTAACTTTTCTTTGATAAAATCTTTGTGTATCTCTTTGTAAGAGTCAATTTTGTCAGGGTTCCAATATCCGTGAGGTGTAGATGCAATGCTACCTTTTTGTTCAATACCATTTACCTGATTCTTTTCACAACGAATTTTTGTAACGATACCAAATTGGTATTCTTCACCTTTGTATGTTGCTTTTAATTTTTCAGTACTATGTGTTAAGATACCACCAAAATGGAATATCATTCTTGGAGCGTAGAAGAAAGCTTCACCGCCTTTGTGTTTGATAACTTTGTTTTCATTATCCAACCAAATCTGTTGAACAACGGCAAAGCTTGCTGTGTATGGTACGTCTTCTCTTCTAGACGCTGGAATACGATAGTTGATTAATGACTTAAAACATGTTGCTAACGCACCTGCAGTCCATTGGTTGTTAGTTGTTTTAGATGTGGCACCCTTAAAGCAGTTGATTGAACCAACTGAATCCCAAAAGAACGCAACATCTCTAGGTAATGAACCCTCTTGTTGTTTATCCAATATGAAATGCATGTATGTTGATATGTCTTCAACAACAGGTTCATATCTTAGTGCTTTGGTCCCCATCTTGCTATGCTGATGGTCGTAGTTTTGATATTTTTTTAATAGGTCTGGACCTTGCATAAAGATGAAGTCACCTTTATAGTTAATAATCTCACCAGTATCAGGGTCAACAACTTCTTCAAATTGCATACCAATGTTTCTAGCATGTTCCCAATTCCAGTTATTTTCAGTTTCAAAAATTATTGGTAACACGCCAATCTTTTGACAACCTGCAACGGCCTCATAGATTGAAGTTGATTTACCAGTATTTGAATATCCTCTGAATGATACAAAATAACCCATCGGAATCCCAGGCACTTTTACAGCCTCGTGAAAAGCTTCTGACAATGGAATCCATTGTATTTCTTTCTCTTTAACCGTAAAATCTAACCCTTCACTCTCTTTAAATGAATCGATATTAAACGATTTTTTTTCAATAATTTTTTTCGGCTTTGTGCCCATATGTATGTTGTTAAAAATAATATTATTTAGATAATAAAGAATGGGTAGTTATGTACCACCCATTCTTATTATAAATTATTAGAACGGCAAATCGTCGTTTACATCTTTTTCACCTTCATTATCATCATCATCATCATCATCAGGCTCAGTAACTTTAATAGATGGTGCAGTTTTTTTTGAAGCTGCGGTAACGTTTGACTTAACGTTTGGTGTTCCTAATGTTAATTCTTCATCTAGGCCGTCGCTTTCTTGTGTTGTTAAAGAAGCTTTATCCACGAATTTTTTTGCTTCTTTATCCCAAGTAGGTACACCGCCTTTAACTATAATCTCAAGATAGTCGTATGGTTTAACACTGTATACATCTTCCCAAGTTCTAGAATCTGATAACCATTCAGCTGAAACTTCAGCATCTTCAGAAAGTGGTGATGGGTCTAAATGAGAAATACTCTGAACAATTGGACGATTGTTTTGGTCTCTAGCAATCATAACCATCAAATCTCTACCAGTCTGTGCATCAGTAATGTTTTGTTTAATCGCAGTCAAAACACCATAGATTTTGTCATAGATACCTTGTTTGCGGTAGTCATGGTTAAAACGCCAGAATTTAACACCATCAGCTTCATTATCTCTATCGATAATTTTTACAACGTACATTTTTTTAGCACTGTATTTTTTAGCTAACTCTTTATCTGAATCCTTGCCAGAAGCTAAAAGTGCTTCACGAGCTTCGCAGAAAGGACAGTCTTCATCTTTTTCGTGCTTTAAACACATAAATGTTTTCCATTCTCCGTCAACCTGCATTTTGTGTCCGTGAACTTCTTTAAATGGTGTTGAGCCGTCAGAGGTAGGTAATACTCTGATTGTTTTAGTAGCTGTTTTTTGTTTGTCAGAAAGGTACGTTGTGAAGTAGTTCTTCAAATCATACTCTTTAGCTGAATTGTTTTTAGCATAAGAACTAGAATTGTTCTCATACTGTTTCATCATCGCTTCAAATTGCGCATCTTGTTTACTCATAATTGTTGTTTTTTAAAATATATGTAGATGTTATTTACTCGTTTTTAATTATACAAATATACGAAAAATTCGGGAAAAGTCAAGTAGCGGGAAAACTTTTTAGGTTAAAAATATTACATCAATAAAGCAAATATACTAACTTAATTAACATAGTGCAAATAAAAAAGGGATGTTTTTTAACACCCCTTTTTTGTACTTTATTTACTTATTATGCTTATACGTCTTCTTCTTCGTAGTCTTCTGGAACATCAAATGTTTTTTTGATTGATGTGTCTACAACTCCGCCTGTATCTATATCATCTTTTTTTAAGATGTATTCTTTAGGTTTTTGTTCTCCAGTTGCGTCATACCCATCAACATCTTTCCAATAGTCGGTTAATTTTATATTGTACGGGAAAGAATCCATAGACCTCATTTCTAATTTTTCTACAGGTGTTGGGTTTCTTTTTACAATTTCTTTTTCAAGCGTATCAATTTTACTAGCTATTGAATCCATAGCAGCAACTCTTTGTTCTAAATCATTAAATTTATTTAAAAGTTCTGTTGTTTTTAAAAAACTTAAATCGGCAGATTTTTTAGCATCTTCACCACTCTTAACAAGTTGTGTTACGTCAATATCAACTTCTTCTTCCGCACCAGCATCCTCGGTTCCAGCATCTTCCGTGCCAGCGTCATCGGCGCCTGCGTCATCAGTTCCAGCATCTTCGGTTCCAGCATCTTCGGTTCCAGCATCTTCAGTTCCATCGTCTTCAGTTCCATCGTCTTCAGTTCCAAACATATTTGAATCGTCAGTATCAGCTTCCGCACCCGCATCAGCACCAGCCTCGGCACCTGCTTCTGCTCCAGCTTCTGCTCCAGCCTCGGCAGTTTTTGAATCATCAACTGGTTCTTCATCAGCTTCCTCTAGATTAGAACCTAAGATTAAATCATCTTCTGTTCCTTTAGGTTCTTCTGTATAAAATGAATATTCAGATAAGAGTCTAAATTTTTTAAGCTCTTCGTTTAGTAATTTTTGATTAATTTTCTTAGCCATATTAAGTTAATAATTGTCTTCCGTCTTCTGTTATTATCTTTTTGTTGATTCTTTCTAAAATGCTTTTATCATTTTTGATAATGCAAACACCTGAGCTGCAATCCATTTCTTGATTTGACTCGTCTAGTGTTGGTTTTTCACCTAAAAAACTATCCATAGCTTTTTTAAGGTTTTTTTCATTAGTTTCGTTATACATAAAATTTATTTTTTTGTAAATTATT